TCTAAATCAATTTGTCTATTAACGAGTTCATCTAATTCACTCTGTCGAGCAGCAAGACTAGCCTTAGAGTCAGAAATTGACTCCATTAACTTAACCATATTTGGACCTAAGTCAGTTGGGTCAAGAACCTCTGCTGCTGCGTTACCAATCTCAGCACGTGTGGCTGCAATCTTCTCGCCTTTAGTGATTACAACTCCACCAGTCTCACCATAGATAGAACGGACGTTTGAGAAACCGTCAACTTTCCATATCTCTTGGACTAGATCAGCAATCTTACTCATTACAATAGGGTTGTTTTTAAGAGTAACTTCACCAATAAGAGTTCCTATGGGTTTAGCAGCAACTAACTCATCTCCTACGGAAAAAAGAGATCCAACAAAGCCTTCTAGTTTTGCTAGTTCTTCACGTATACTAGTAGATAGTTCATTAAATACTCTAAACTCTGGTTCATTTACATTTTTACCTAGACTATCTAGTCTGTCTGCTAGTTTTGAACGGTTTACACTTTCAATAGCACGTGCTTCATCTGAAGCATTTACAAATGTATCAGACATGTCAAGAAGATTTAACTCGTCAGCAGAGTTGGCAGTTACTGCATACTCATCTGCCCCGTGTGCTCCAGCACTTACGACTCCATACTGAGGAACTTCATCAAGTATGATGTGGCCGTCAAAGAATCCACCAGTATTCTTCATGTCTGCACCTAGGCGGTTAACTGCTTCGCTCAATTCACCTGTCTGAGTCTTAGGATTGTTAATAAACCAATCAGCAATTGACTTAGGTGTTAGGGTTGACTGGACTGTATCATCTGCAGCCTCAAGAGCAAAGTACTTCTTTTCAGAATTTAATAGAGTTTCAACAGTTTTGATTTGAGGATCAATAACTTTTCTCTCAGCAGCAATAATTTCTCGTTCTTTTTTCTTAACATCAGACTTTATGCGCTTGTACTGGCTAGAAATCTTCTTAGTCTGTTTATCAACTAGAATCTGTCCAGTTTTTTCAAGTTCATCAATAGACTCTTTTGCTGCTGCATCAAATCCAGACTTAGTTACACTAGCAAGTTCGTTGCTAAATTCAGTAATTTTCTTACCTTGGGATACAATCTTTGTTACAGCGCCAGGTCCAAACCAAGTTGATGGGTCAGTAGCAACGTTAAGTGTTGCATCTAAGATACCGCTCATTACGCTATAGGCATTACTTTCAGGATTCATTCCTACGCCATTGAATATTCCGCGACCTAATGTGTATGACTTTCCATTAACAAGTCCATACTCAGCCATTGCGCGAGCCTGTGCTTTACCAACTTTGCTTTGAGGTGTGATAAAGAAACCTTCACCCTGTCCTTTAAGACCACCAGTAAGAGATATTCCACCACGGCTTGCTTGTCCAAGTAAAGTTGTATCACTAAATGGTAATAAACCAGTAATAATATCAGCAGCACTAATATCTTCACCACGACTTAGAGCGGTAATGTTACGCCCTGTTGTTGTGATAGCGTCATACCCTGATCTTAATGCAGCAAAGGTTAGACGAGTAGTGCCCTTAAATGGGTCATAGATAAGTTCATCAAATGCATTCTGTACAGCACCAAGGACACCGCGTTTAGGTTCAACTTTTTTCTTGATCTTATCAACAGTAAAGGCATCAGTCTTAAGGGATGCAAGACCATCCATTGTTGTAATCTTAGCAAGACCAGGAGTATTAACATTATAACCCTGGCGAACCATTGCTATAACTAAATCTTTTGACATGCCAGGATACTTGTTTGAGATAGCCGTAAAGTTACCAAAAGTCTCTGGAGTTATGTTACCCATCTGTGCATCAATAAGACGCTGCGCAGGAGACTGACGGTTTGCAATAGAGTTCTTAATAACAGATTCAATACCTGCCATTAATCGGCTTCCATCTCGTTGTATGCTTCTACCATCATCATTAACTGACGAGACTCAGGATTTGCTGCAGCCAAAGCACGAACAAAGATAGAATCAGGATTTGGTGTATTTACAGGAATTGGTTGTGCACTAGCGTCACGGCCAGGCCCAAGTCTAGAACCATCAGATAATGGATTAACATCTCCTGTACCAGGAGCAAATGCATTTACAGAAGGTGTTGATGCAACATTTCCTACTGGCATTCCAGATGGTGTAGGAGTATTTACTTCTGTAGATGCTCCACCAGCAAGACTGGTTAAATTTGAACGGCTTTCATAAGGTCCACCGCTTGCGTTTTGAATCTTTGCCTCGTTTTGAATCTTTGCTACACGAGATGATACGTTATTGTCTGTACGCTTTGCATCAGCGCCCATACCTGAGACTACTTCATTAACAGCCATTAGTCTTCATCCTCGTCTAAGTAATTTGAAATTTGTGATTCGCTGGGTAGTTTAAAACTTACCCAATCAGGATATGATTGCTTGTCTACAATAAGCCCCATAGCAACATCTGATTTAAAGCCTGCTCTTAAAAGCGCATTATAATATTCATTTAGCCAGATACAATAAACTTCTAAACGATTGTACTCATTTGAGTCAACTGTTTGAACTTTTTTAGGGGAAGGCTTTCTACGTTGAGTAGCCACTTTATCCCCCTAGTCCTGCTAACATTGTCGCTAAATCTGCTGGTGCTCCTTGTTGAGGGGCCCCGCCAGAAGGTTGTCCAGGAACTGCTGGGGACGGGGGCGCTTGTTCAACTGGGCCTTGTGCGCCTGGCGGAGCCATTTCTGGCTGTGCTGGCTGTTCAGGTGTTTCCACCTTAAATACTGCCAACGCAGCAGACTCGATACTATCCCCTTTACGACGACGCTCAATGACGTCAGCAATATTCTGGATAAGTTTAGATGGGTCTTGACCTTGAGCAACCATGGCTGGCACTGCTTGTGCGCTTGCTGTAATTGCTGCGGTAAGGTTCTCTCGCATCTTTTCGATTTCAATTCGTTGTTCTTCCATTGTGACATTAACGGCCCATGGCAACTCACGACGAATGAAGTCTTTTGATACTAGGTCTGCACCTAGTGCTTGTAATGAGAAAATCAGAGCACGCGAAGGATCTAATCCAGCCATCAAGCCATATCGGACTTCTACCGAAGTATCGCCCTTAATGTCCTTGCTTGGCATGTACTTTAACTCGTACGGTGTGCCTTGCGCTACGCCTCTGACGCTCTTCTTAACATTGAAAAGGAGTTCATCCATTTCAAAACATAACTTGATAACATCTTCTAGAACCTCAGCAATAACTGTTTGACCAGCCTTGATCTGAGAATCAAATGCACCAAGTAATGCCTGGACACCTTGACCAGTGATAACACTAGCGTCAATGTTTCCAGTTCTACCCTCAGGATATCGAGCACCAAGTCTTAATTCTGATTGGAGTGCTGATTGCTCCTGGAAAGTAGCAGCGGGAATATCCAAACGGACACGCCCAACACCATTAGGTTGGCTTGTACGGATGATTGCATCTGGGCCCATAGGCATATCCAGAACATCATCAGGTACTACCAACGGAGCCTGGATGGACTTTTCAGCCGCTTCCATGGCTAAGTTTGCAAAACGTGCACGAGCAAGTTGTACGAATACAACATCGTCAAACTGTCCTCGTGGCTGACCATCAATGGATGGACGTTCTGCGATTAGAACTGTCATCTTGCCCATTGGGTTCTTTGCTTGACTTAGTACTAGATTCTTGCGTGAAGGAACATACAAGATAATATCTTTTTTATCCATGTAGCGGATAAGTTCAACTTCTTGGTTAAGATTCTGCTCATATCCAAATACGCCTAGTATTGTATTTGCGTACTCAGGGAACTCATTTGCTAGTTCACCGATTGACTTTGTATAACGCTTAGCATAGGCTACGACGCGACCAAAACGGTCACGCTCATAGTAGGAACCAGTAGGGTCTTCTACGCGGATGCGTGGCATCTCATTTTCCCAGTCTGGCTCAATGTGGATTGGCAAGAATCCATATGAGAAGTACTGGTCGGCGCCTGGATACATCTGAGTCTGTAGACGAGATGTGTAGACATAGTTGTTTGCAATCATGCTTCGCTTATCAGCAAAAGCACGCGCTCCATCTGATGTCACATTTGTAGTAGAACAGTTAATTGATGGCAGTGGGGCAAGTACTTCTGCTAAATCACGTGCTGCGACGTCGATGAAGTTTGCAACCATTGCGTGTGGCAAATCGGCAGGGAACATATCAGGAAAGACGTTTGCCATCTCACCTTTACGCACCATGAGGATCTTACCCATGCTGTTATCGCGGTCTGCAGCGCGATGCTTCATGGCATCTACACGCTGTGCGATAGCCTTAATATCTGCCATTGTTGTCCTATTCGCCTAATTCATAATCATTAAGATTAACTATATATCGAGTATTCTTTTGTCTTTCCGTAGCCCATTTATTGGCTATGTGACTCTGACCCATACGGGTAGTGCCAATGACTTCACGTGCTCTTAGTTCACAGAACCACAAAGCCATCACGCAGTCTGTCTTACCTTTAGTATCAGGCTTCCAAGTAATCAACTGTTGGATTAAAGCCTTAATACCTTCGGAGCCATCCTGAGATGGCATCTCGATTAAGTTATCATCTTGATGTGTATTGTTACGCATAGTCCCAAAGAGACCAGACATAGCGGCTACACCAAAACTTGTATCCCACTTGTTTCTACCAGTAAACTGACTAGAGAACTTTACACCAGCAGATGCTAGGAAAGACCTGAGCACATCATCTAAAGCGTATGCTTTCTGATGAGCGTTAGTTTCAATACGTAGTTCTTGTGGATGATACTTTCCAACCCAGTCCTCAATAAGATTCTGGATCTTTTGTGGGGTTGGTTCTTGCATGTTCTCTACATCTAGGATGTAGCGTTTTCTTGTCTGACGGTCAACCGTCATAATAACAGCAGCGGTATTACCAGTCATTGCTGGGTCCAAGCCCATGATGGTGTACCACTGACCTTGCTCACTGGGATGGCCAGGAGCGCCAGGCTTTAGATTCCCGCGTTTTCGCATCCTGTTGATCGAACCTTGAACGCATGCAGGCGGAAATATAGAATCTTCTTGGACGTCTTGTTGCTGATAAACAAGTGCCCAAGCAGAAGGAGATACTTCTGAACGTCTGCGAAAGAGTGCTGGCCCGTTCCATTTAGGATAAAGACCGTCTTCATCGGGAAGGATGTTTTCATCAGAACCCTCCCAGGGTATGTTTGACTTTGGCCAGAGCGTAAGCCATTTCTCGGGATCATTATCTAACTCCAATACGGCTGGCATCGACATGTATGTAAATGGTGTTTTACCACCCGTCCAATGTTCAGGGTTACGGATCTCACGATATAAATCATTTGAAGCAATACGGGTTCCTACGATAAGTAGTTTACCATTATCACCGAGTCTTGTCACAACGTCTCTTTGGAGCCAGAGGAGTTGCTTTTCCCATTCGTGGGCATTTGAGGTAGTAACGACGTCATCCAGAATAATAAGGTTAGAACGTGCACCAGTGATCTGACCACCAACACCCAGAGCCTGAACAGTCGGGTCTTTCTCAGTGGAATCGCGGCTGAGATAAATACGATCAGCCTTCCAAGTATCTGCATCTTCTTTCCACCCACCAGAGGACCCATAGACAGATTGCATCTTGGCCCAGCGTTCATGTGACAGGCGCTGCTTGATTGAGTAAAGATACTCCTTGGCGCGTTCCTGTGTTTTAGAAACAATAGTAATTTTGATATTAGGGTCCATGGCTATCCGATAGACACAGTAGTTGACTGTGATGACGGTAGACTTGGCATGCTCGGGGGGTACGTTTAGCAGCAGCCGTTTCGGGCTGGCTGGCTCATAGACCATCGACTCATGCATATAGGACGGCTCACGGTTTTCAATAATGTCAATCCAAGAGCGGTGATGCGGGAAGATCGGGCTTTCTAAAAACTCTTTCGAGAACTCCTCAAAGCCTATCTTAAACTTGGCATCTCCTGTGACAATGGAGAGAACCTTCTCACCCTCGGCTCTAGCCTTATCAAGGGCCTTCATAAAGGCTTCGTCCTTGCGCCAGTCTTTCATGACATCTGGCTTACGATCTGCCCTTGCTATGGCATCATCTAGAGATAGCCCCTGCTTTATAAACTCTAATACCTTTGCCTTGGCTTCTCTCAAAGCCTTGACATTGTGGTGCTCGCTACCTTTACCCGCTGCCATAACTCCCCTTTTAAAAACCTTATATAACCACCAGGGTTTATACCCCTTCGCTCGCGCTAAAAGCGCGCTCGCTACCCCCGTGGTTCGTAGGCTGGCTTCAAGCCAGACTCACTAGCGTTCGTCTACCTCAGCCATCTACTCACAGTCAGATAAACTCACTCTTGCGTAGTCGTTCGTTTATTAGGTTACATATATACTAACCCGTTCAAATACAAAAACCGAACGGTACTATATTACGAATGTGACTAAAGTCACTCCTTTTATAGTATTAATACGGACATATAGGTCACACTGAGCCCAAATACCGTGAAAATATTTTTGGGCGATAGTGTAATACTATACGGGACGTATATAACAAGCACTGGGGTCGTGCAAGCGACCACGATGTTTTTAGGCGAATGATGAGTGCGAGGGACGAGCACATTCGCGTTCTTAGGGGGTCGAGGGGGATTTATCCCCCCGTGTTTTTAGTATCGCTTACGCGATTTAATAACCCGCGAGGGTCTACCGCGAGCCCCTTTAGGGGCGAGCGCCGAATTTTTAGGGTCTGCGAATAAGCGTATGGTTTGTGTTGGGTGACTATCTGCCACGCGTTCGGGGCTTCGGGCTTCTAGGGGCTTCCTGTGGCTTCTGACGGGTATTCCTTCGGGCTGACTTGGTTGGTCGGTTTCCGACCACTAAGGCTTCAAGGTGTGGTGTTTTGACATTGGTTCCCATCCATGAGACGATTCTCTTATCAAGTCGAGCGAATGTCTCGAATGATAGAAATGAGAAATCAAAATGACTACTGCAACACCAAAAGAAATAAAGATTGAGGATAAGGCTAACAAGGCACTAACCCTAGAATTGGGTGCGACTGTAAATGAGGACTTATTCCGCGTCTGGTTCGATAAGTCTGCTGAGTTGCGTATCTCTGGCGGACTTAGCACTCGCGGTTGGGCTGCGACTGTTGATGCTTGCGAAGGTTCGACTTTCGCTAAGGCTTCATGGCGCTCTTATGTCGTTGATGCTTACAATTTGGGAAGTCTCAAGGGCGGTCAAAAAATAAATGTTAAGAAACTCATCACCACTACCCAAGATGCTCTCCGCGTGATGTCTAAGGATGAGTTCAAAGAAAATGTGCAGATCGCGCACTCATTCGCCGACTTCGTTAAGATCGTGGAAGGCTTGATCGAGGATGAGGCAGAGGCTAAGACTCGTGGCGCTGGCGCTGAGACTGCTTCCGAGAAGGACATAACTAAGCAGATGAAGGCAGTCGCAGTTGATTTTGATGCAGTCGTAACTCTGGCGCTTGGACTGTTTCAAGAGTTGGAAGGCGATAAGGCTCTCGTTCATAACTTCGAGGATGCCGAGAAGTTGGGGCGCTTGATTAAGGCTCAGATAGCCAACTCCCGCGCTCTATCGGTTGCTCACCCAGTAGCGGTTGGTCAATAGTTAGGGTTGGTCGGTTTCCGACCAGAAGCCCGTCTCCCTTAATCGGGGGGCGGGCTTTCCCATGCCCGCATTTCGCGGGCGCGAAAAATGTTTTTTGTTTGTGTTGGGTTTGTGTCGGTTAGTTTGTGTCGGGGGTCGTGAGTTCAGCCGTAGTCGCCTTTAGGTTTGTGTTGGGTAGGGGCTGGCTCAGCCGTAGTCGAGTCCTTGACATTGGTCAGCCACTACCGTATTCTTATCTTAGTGGGGATAACTATGTCCTCACATTATCTGGTCGGATTCCGACCACACCCGAAAGGAACCACAATGTACCTATCAACAGGAGACATGTTAGCAGTAATGATTGCGCTAATCGTCTCAGTATCGCTAGTTATCACCACCGCAGTTGCTAACGCCAGACTAACTCGCGCAGTCAGCGAGTACCGTAACGCATGGCTCACCGCTAAGGAATCATCTTTCATAGTGTGTGACGATCACAAGGCAAGCAAGTAACCATGCTAACGCTGGAAAGAAAACTAATTGAGAAGGTCGAGTATCACCAGAAAATGGAACGCTTGGCTAGGGTATGGAAAAACTCAACGGTTAGTTACCACAAGGCTAAGTCAGAAGCCTTCCAAGAAGCACTCAAGATAATGAAAGAGGTGGCATGATGAGTTTCGGCTATGTCGAGATTGGAGTGTGCGCTAGGTGCAACAAGCCAGACCACCTATTTGTTCACTCTAGCCAAGACCCAGACCAACGCCTTTACTGTCTAGGTTGTCGCATCCATTGGGACAGACTAGATGAGGAATTGACACTAGAACAACAGTTAGAAGCGTTCCCTATCATGAAAGACACACCCGTCTGTCAATGTTGTGGAAAGCCTGAGACTGCTGATGCTAATGGTCGCTGGCGATTCACGAAAGGTGTGCTTGCTGACTATACCGCCATTGTCGTTCACGAAGGCTGTGTAGATAATGGATGTGTAGCCTGTGACAACAACTATGCCATGATTAACTTTAGAAGTTGGCGTATGCGTGAGGCTTTCGATCTACCAGACAACCATGAGTTCATGGTGTTCACCCAGATTGAGGGCGACAATAGATGCCAGCCTTGCGCTGATAATTACATGGCTGATAACGGTGGTAGTGATAACTTCCACTATTGTGAGTCTTGTGAGGATACTGTCCGAATTTCAGACACTAGACGGTGGGAAGGCCAGAGATACTGCGAAGGGTGTGCAGATGCCAACATCTACACCTGTGATGATTGCGGTGATGAATACTGGTCTGACCACTACGATTGCTCGTATGACCCAGATGAGGATGATAATAATGGAATTATCCATAGTTATTCGTACCGACCACGACCTGAGTTCTTTGGTGCTGGTCAGTATCATCTAGGCTTCGAGTTAGAAGTCGAGGCTAGGAATAACTCTCGCTATCATGGTGCAGAGATAACTCAAAACATCTTGGGTAGTCGAGCCTACATGAAGGATGACGGCTCACTCAATGACGGCTTCGAGATAGTCACGCATCCTCACACTCTCCAGAAGTATCAAGGTGATTTCGAGTGGGAGTTCCTTGATAAACTCAAGAGAGATGGCTTCCGTTCATGGAATACAACATCATGTGGGCTTCATGTCCATGTGTCCCGCACCGCTTTTGGTACTGGTATGTCTCCATGGGATGCCCAGAATAGACCGTCAAGGTCGGAGATTATACTCAAGCGACAGTCTCATGAGTTACGATTCATGAAACTAATCTACGACAACCAAAGACAGGTTGAGCGTATCGCTGGGCGTAGCAACAACAACTACGCCACCTTCCAAGATAAGGGCAAACTTGTGCCTAAACTCAAAGAGGGTAATCAAACCAATGGCAGGTACTCGGCTATCAACACCGAGAATGATGCCACGCTAGAAGTACGCGTGTTCAAGGGTTCGCTTCGTAAGGAACGAGTGCTATCTGCAATCGAGTTCGTTACTGCATCCGTAGAGTACACGCGTGACCTCAAGGTCACATCCAAGAATCAGGCTCTGTCATGGCTACGCTTCACCGCGTATGTATCACAGAATCTTGAGACTTATCCCAACCTAGCAACAATCATGAGCGAATCGTTCGCCAATGATGTACCACAAGATGAAAACTAGGTGGTCGGTTTCCGACCACAGAAAAGAGTAAGCCAATGTGTATGTTATGTGTAATTCCACCCAATGTAATTCCGTCAAGAGATAAGTTAGAAGCAAGTGCGCTCAACAATCCACACGGATTTGGTTTCGCAATAGTTATACCCAAAGAAGATCGAATCTATAGTGAGCGCACTATGAACGCAGACACCTCTATCAACCGATTCCTAGAGATGCGAGCAAAGTATCCAGAAGGTCATGCTACATGGCACGCCAGACTAGCCACTCATGGCTCAACGACAGTAGATAACTGTCACCCATTCAAGGTAGGTGGAGATGAACGCACCTATCTAGCACACAATGGCATCCTGCCTATTATCGAACCGCAAGGTGACTTGCGTAGCGATACCCGTATCTTTGCTGAGGATTTACTACCTGCTATCGGTGGTGTCAAAGCATTAGATAATCCACAAGTCTATAATCTAATCGAGGACTTTACATCAGGCTCAAAGGTAGTAGTGCTTACCGTTGACCCACTTGCTGAGTATGAGTGCTACCTTATCCACGAAAACAAGGGTAGAGTAGATGAGTCAGGCGTATGGTGGTCTAATGATTCATGCTACCTGCCAACCTATGAAAGCAAGAAGTCTAAATCTAACTGGATGTCTGCAAGGTCTCTGGACTTCATCTCTAAGGATGATGAATACTGGGCTATGTGTAATGTCTGTGATGAGATTGCACTAGAGGAACCTAAGGATAAAAATCCAGACTACTGCTCAATGTGTGGCTCATGCTACATGTGTGATGTCTACATGTCAGATTGTATGTGCTATCAGGGTGCTGGCAAGAATAGCGGTAATTGGTGGAACTCTGACTCACAAGGGGCGTGGGGCTGGTGAGTAATCAACCAAGACATAAGCCTGTACCGCCTACACCGTACTACTATGGAGTACGCGCTGAACTATTCCTGCATGATGCCGAACAAGCATTACGGCAGGGAGATACAACCGAACACGCACGACTGATGCTTAGAGCCTCTGAGTATCATGAACTAGCGGGTCATTTACCGCTAGAGGAAGGTCACGCATGACCTATACAAAAACGCGATGTTGGAAGTGCGACCTCGACTTAGTTGTCGAGGCGCACGACTTCGCAGAGCGTAACTACTGTGAAACCTGTGCATGGGATAAACTTGCACATGGTCGGATTCCGACCAGAGGTGACATAGATGATTGACAATCACATGCCAATGTTCACCAATGAAACATTGTGTGCCGATAAGGGATACGATGCAGATTGGTGGCATCCGAAAGAGTTAGCAGGTAGAGGTCGAATGTGGAGTAAAACTCCAGAGGCTAATCTTGCTCGCTCTATCTGTAGTGCTTGTCCAGCCAAGCAGGAGTGTCTTACCTATGCACTAAAATATAGGGGACTCACTGGTATCTGGGGCGGTACTGACAGATTAGAAAGACACGCTATGCAAGTGACTCTAAACATCACTCCAATAAACTGGACTGATACATTTGAGAGTGCTGTCTATTCTATACCACATGACGGGAGAAGTAATGAACAATGATGACTACGAACACTTTAC